AATCAGTTAGTTATTAACCAGATACTTGATAACGTAATCAGGTTAGCCAGCCAGATACAGCCAGCACCTATTAACAGAGTCACCTATTCGCGTTATTGAATAGCACAGCCAGCCTATCTATTAAGGCCAGCTAGCAGCCAGCCAGCCAGCCAGAGACAGTTAGCAAGTTAGCAAGTGGGCACTGGCCTAAGTGGCGTATTCTGACGCTCTTACTAATGCAGCGT